AAAGCGTCAGGGAGGCGCGAGCCGCTATTGGTCAAACTGAGGCCGACATCGGGCAGATGACGAACCTAATTGACATGACTCTAAATCACCCCGGTCTATCAAGTGCGGTCGGCTGGCAAGGGATGATTCCAGATTCCGTCATTCCAGCGGGCACAGAAGCGGCAAATTTCATGTCCGTTCTTGACCAACTTAAGGGCAAGTCTTTCTTGGAAGCTTTTGAGAGCCTGAAAGGTGGTGGCGCTATCACTGAGCGTGAGGGTGAGGCGGCAACAAAAGCCATGGCTAGACTTTCGCGCGCTCAGTCAGAGGACGCATTCAAGCAGTCTTTAAATGAGTTCAAGGGTGTTTTGAATTCGGCTTTAGAACGGGCCAGAAGCAAGGCGGGCGTGCAATCTCAAGATTCTCAGCAACCACAGCAACAAGGCACCGAGCCGGCGCAACCCGCAAACCGTGCTGAATATGACGCCCTTCCGTCCGGCGCTACGTTTCGCGCACCTGATGGCACCATTCGGAGAAANCCCTAATGGCTTGGCAAGAACTCGCACCGAAAGTCATTAACGACCTGTCGCGTGACCTCAACATCACGCCACAAGCAGCGGCTGGTATCGTCGGTCAACTTGGCTACGAGTCAGAAGGTCTGCGAGCCATTAACGAACGACAACCAGTAGTTCCTGGGTCGCGTGGCGGGTTCGGGTGGGCGCAGTGGACAGGGCCGNGNNGACGCGAGTTTGAGTCNTGGGCAGGTAATCAGGGGCTTGACGTTAGCACGCCNGAAGCAAANTANGGNTTTNTNGTGCATGANCTTAAAAACACGCCAGAGTCTCGCGTGCTCGAGAAGCTGCAAGGCGTGCAAGACCCGCAAGAGGCGGGACGAATCTTTACCGATACGTTCCTAAGACCCGGTATACCAGCTTATGACAAACGTGCTTCATGGACTGAGAAAGCGATGAGTGCAATTATCCCAACCGCTCAAGCCAGCGAGGATTGGTGGTCTAGTGCGCCCGTGGTGCAGGAATCCGCACAGCAGGCGCAGGGCGGCGAGGCATGGTGGCAAGGCGCTCCTGTGGTTGAACAACCCGCGCCATCACAGCAGGCGGCAACGCAAGGCGGCGGCATCGGTCAAGGCTTTATGATGGGACTGCAAGACCCTATCGATGCTGGTGCGCAGATGCTTAGGCGCGCGGTGCCAGAAGGCGTAGGGCGGGCAGTTGATCAGTTTGGCAACTGGCTTTCTGATCTTGGGCTGCCCGTTTCTCCATCAAGTGGGGTTGAGGGCATTGACCAAGCGATTAATGAGCGCAATCAGGCATACGAACAAGGTCGCGTTGCGCAAGGTAGGGGTGGCATGGACTGGGCACGGCTTGGCGGCAACATCGCAGGGCTTACACCAGCATTTGCCGCATTACCAGCCGGCGGGCCATCGTTGCTCGGGCGCACTCTGGTAGGCGGCGCAACTGGTGCTGTCGCGGGCGCACTGTCGCCTGTCGTTGGCGAGCAAAACCAACAAGATTTTATGGGCGAAAAAGGATCACAAGCAGCACTGGGCGGCGCTTTCGGTGCAGCCGCAGCGCCGATCATGGCTGGCGTTTCACGACTGGTTAGTCCTCGCGCATCGCAACCGGGTGGCGCACCAAAGCTGCTCCAAGGTGAAGGCGTGCAGCTTACGCCCGGACAGGCGCTCGGCGGTGCTTTGATGCGCACTGAGGACAAGTTAATGAGTGTTCCGTTGCTTGGCGACGCCATAAGATCAGCGCGGGGGCGCGCTAACGAGCAACTGAACCGTGCTGTTTATAACCGCGTTCTAGCACCGCTTGGTAAAACAACTGCAAAGATAGGGCGCGAGGCGGTGGACGATGTTTCCAGAATGGTCAAAGAATCGTATGATGACGTTCTTGGCAAAGTTCAGTTTGTGCCTGATCAGCAGTTTGCAAGCGACATTCTCAATGTTAAAAAAATTGCCAGAGGTTTGCCAAAAGATGCGATCGATTACCTCGATGACACCATTCAGCGCGAGGTGATAGAGCAGCTTACGAAAGGAAGGTCTGTCGATGGGCAGACATTCAAAGTGGTTGAATCCCAGCTCAGAACGAAGGCTGAACAAGCACTGAAGTCCGGGGACCTATATCAAAAACAAGTTGGCGAGGCGTTAAAAGAACTTCTAAAATCCTTGCGCCAAAATCTTGTGCGCATGAATCCGCAGCACGCTCAGGAATTGCAAAACGTTAACACCGCGTTCGCAAATCTCACAAGGCTGCAAAATGCGGCTGGAAAGATTGGTGCGCAAGAAGGCGTATTCACACCGCAGCAACTCGCGCAAGCGGTCAGAAGCGGCGATATGACAGTTCGCAGGAACCAATACGCAAGCGGCAATGCGCTGATGCAAGATTTGTCCGATGCGGCGCAATCGAGAATGTCAGCACAGATTCCGAACTCAGGGACTACGGATCGTGCCTTACTTAATTTGGGCACATTNGGNGCTGGCTATTACAACCCTTTGATCCCCGCAGGGCTAGCAGCAGCCTCGATCCCCTACCTGCCCGGCGCTGTGCGTGCGGCTACTGGGTCAATCGTAAACCGACCAGCAGCCGCTGGGACGCTCGCTGACCTTCTGAGACGGCTACCTGCTGGGGCGGCTGGGGCGCTTGTGGGCCAATAAGATGCGACCGACAAAACGACCTATACAGTACATTATCCCGCGTGGAAACCATCTGCGCTTTAGCTCAATCACGAATGGTATAGCGGCGAGGATGAAAGCGGTTAGCGCTATTCTCATTTCCTGGTCATTCAATTTCTTTCTCCTGGGTGTAAACAATGCCACGTAACGGATCTGGCGGCTATCAGGCCCCGGCAAACTCCTGGAACCCGGCCATCAATGGCGCAGCTGCGCAACCAGCTGATTGGCAAGCTGTGCTTGATGATGTGGTAGCAGCCATTCAGGGCAGTCTTGCCGCTGACGGGCAGACTCCGGTAACTGGCCCGCTCAACATTAACAATCAGCGCCTAACGTCTGTCGGTGCCCCTACTGTAGCAGGCGACGCCCTAAGACGCCAACAGATCAGCAAAGGTGCAAACATTGTATCTGCTGCAACGATCTCGATACCCGCTGAAGGCATCCTGTTTGATGTGACAGGCACAACGACAATCACNCAGATTAATGATNCATTCNCNGGGCGCACGGTTTTACTACGTTTTGCCGACGCGGTGACGCTAACGCATTCGGCAAACATTGTGTTGCCAAATGCGGCGAATTACACAACCGCAGCGGGTGATTTTGTCTCGATGACAAACTCGGCGCCCGGCGTCTGGGCGCTTGNCGCGCCGTCTGCGAAGNCAATCAAGTACGACAATACCGGCACTGGCCTGACCGCGACNACTGTGCAAGCCGCGCTGAGTGAAATATGGGAGCAAGCCACTACGACAAAACGCGGAACCGTCGAGCTTGCCACCGATGCCGAAGCTGAAGCGATGACGGATGATGAAAAGGCGCTTGTGCCTTCAAACTTGTTGGCGGTGCTTGGCGCTGCGTCGCTGGCATCGCCAGGATACTTCAAGATACCAGTCATCGTCGGCGGAGTTCCCGTTGAGGCTATCGTACAGTTTGGGTCGGTGGCAGGTGTCCCTGCTGGTAGCGGCGCAAATGCCACATTTCCAATCACATTTCCAAACAACGTGCTTTGCCATTGGCGCAACGATCTTGCAGTCCGGCGGTACATCAGGCGCGTTTGCAGCGGGCGCTGGCAACCAGACGACATCCGACATGACGGTGTTCAATAACGGCGTTGGTGCCGCAACGTCGATCAGTTGGTATGCGATAGGGTATTGATGTCTACTGTCCGCATATCCATCCCGCCCAAGCTCATCCCGGTGTTTTCGGGTGAAGCGGATGTGCGCGGCGCTTACGGTGGCAGGGGTTCAGGCAAGACGATGAGTTTTGCCAAGATGACGGCGGTTCGGGCTTACATGTGGGCGCATGAAGGCATCGAAGGCATTATTCTATGCGCTCGGCAGTTNATGAANTCGCTTGGANGANTCNNNNATGGAGGAAATCAAAGCGGCGATTCGGTCAGAACCTTGGCTTGATGCGTTCTTTGAGANTGGTGAAAAGTACATCAAGACCAAATGCGGCAGGATCAGTTACAAATTCNNCGGCATGGATCGCAACATCGACAGCATTAAATCGAAAGCGAAAATCCTGCTATGCTGGGTTGACGAGGCCGAACCCGTCACCGATGANGGCTGGCGCATCCTGATTCCTACGCTGCGTCAAGAAGTTTCTGAACTGTGGGTGACATGGAACCCAAAGCGCAAGGGAAGCCCAACAGACAAGCGATTTAGACAGACCAAAGACCCTCAATATAAAGTCGCTCAGATCAACTGGCGTGACAATCCGAAGTTCCCCGCCATCCTTGAGCGAGCCAGGTTGCGGGATCTGGAGAACAACCCCGATGAGTATGACCACATCTGGGAAGGCGCGTATGGCAATATCGCAGGTTCCATTATGGGCAAGCTCGTATCGGCAGCAGAGCGAGAAGGGCGTGTTCACGATGGGGTTGAGTTTGACCCAGACGGCGCACCGCTTGAGATATCGGGCGATTTGGGGTTTAGGGATACCGCATCCTGGTGGTTCTGGCAGCGCGTGCCGGGTGGCTTTAACCTGCTCAAATACGATGGTGACTCTGGCCTAGATGCTGACGACTGGATTCCAAGGCTGCAAGAAGGCTTGCGCGAAATAGGCGCATCAAAACACCTCGGTAAAATCTGGCTTCCGCACGATGCCAGAGCAAAGACATTCCAAAGTCGGCATACCAGCATGGAAAAGTTTATTTCAGGCTTTGGCGCTGGCAAAGTCGGGCTGGTTCCGCAGTCCAAGAAGTCAGACCAGATCAGTGCCGCGCGTGCCGTGGTGCAGAAATGCGCGTTTCACGCTGAACGGTGCGAAGCGGGGCTAGACGGTTTACGGGCGTGGGAATACGTATATAACGAGGATTTGGGCGTATACAGCCGTGAGCCGTTACATAACTGGGCAAGCCACCCTTCGGACAGTTTCGCGTATGGCTCTCAAGTCATGCAAGACTTCAAAGCAGAAAAAGCACTTGAAGATGCGAACTTCAAAGTACAATCGAAGGCAGGTCGAATCGTGACCGCGCCACTAAATACACTGTGGGTGGATGCCCCGAGGACGAACAGAATATGAGCGCACCAGTAAAGTACGATGTTGACGGGCGAGTGATGATCGACGGGCAGTCCGTTGTTGTCAGCCACGCCAATGGACTGGCTTTCACTGCTTCAGGAAAGCTAGCTGTCAACAATCTTGGAATCTTTGATCCTAGTCGCGGCTATGAACCGCCTGTTGCCTACACAGCAGGGCTGGACATGCTCGATGCCAGCCAGACTGTTGAGTATTTGGGACAGGTTTACGCGCCCGTGCTTGCGGACTTGCCGTTTACCACTTCAGGCACGTTTGAAACTGCAAAATTCAGGCTTATTCAGGGCGTTGCGGGTGTGGATCTGCTTGCCCCTGGCGGTGCCTTGATGGTTGGCTATGACGGAACATCGTCAGGACTATCGGCAACAACCGTGCAAGCCGCTATTGACGAGGTTAAGTCAACGTCGATTGACACCAATGCTGCTTCGCTCACGCCAGCGGCAGGCAAGATTCCGGTGGCTAGGGCGGATGGAACGAT